CCGTGTCGAGTTTTTCTATTTTCTTGTTGTACGAGTCCAAAGCACGTTCAGCAGATGTTGTGCTGTCGGATAATGCCCACATTGCAACTCCAAGTCCTACTACAGCAGTAGCCAACAACACATAAGGATTGGTAAGCATTGCAGCGTTTAAAGCTAACTGCGCTTTTCGTGCCAATAAACGGGCATTGGTAAGTCCAATCTCCACAAGAGTATGTTTACTTTCGGCAGCAGTAACAAGCATCACTGCGGTCCGGTATGTACCATAAGTAACCACTAATCCAGCCAAGATCCTACCTACTGTTTCATAATTCTGAATCAACGAAGTTGTCATTTGAATACCGTCCATGATAACACTTTCCGACTTTGTTCCCAATTCGTTAAACACGGAATCCAAAGCATCCTGCATCATAGACAACTGACCATTGATAGTCTTTGAAGCATTCTCAGACATATTATAGAACTTACCACCTGCGGAAGTTGCATCAATGAATGCCTGTTGAACCATTTCAGCGGAAACAGCACCTTTGGACATTTCATCTTTCAAAGTTGCGATAGATTTTCCGGTCTTTTCGGAGATAATCTGTAACGGGTTGAATCCAGCGTTTATCATTTGATTCAAATCCTGCCCCATAAGTTTACCCGCTGCTGACATCTGTGAAAATGCCAAAGTTAGCGAATTGAACTTACTGGATTCCCCCATAGAAATATCACTAATGGCTTTCAAGTATTTGATAGTGTCTTCTGCTTGTATGTTAAATCCAAGCATCATCTTTTCTGCTCCAACCATATCTGACATAGTAAGTGGAGAAATCTTAGCCAGCTCCTTGATTTGCGGAATCAGTTGTCCTGCCACATCCTTTCCAACCATAGTCTCAATAGCGGTCTGCATAGATTGAAATTCTCCACGAACACGAATCATACTTGACAAGAATTCTTTGATTGAATAACCTCCCAGCAGTTTCTTACCCATATTAGACATGGCTTGTTCCACCTGCTTAGTTACATCTACATTTTTTTCACCATCTTGCCGATACAAAGCATATTCATCGCGGAGCTTCTTTACTGACAAGCGGGCGTTAGCCTGTTCCTGGGTAAGGTTAAATAAAGAACTTTTTTGCTCTTTCAATTTTTCATTTGTAGACCTTATTTTAGCTTCTAAGGAAGAAGTATCACCATCCTGTTTTAATGCTTCACGATACTTGTCTTTTAATCCTACTAACTCATTTTTCAATTGTTGGATAGTTCCACGTTGAAATGTTATTTTTTCCGACAATCCATTCACTACCTGAGAAGCATCGAAGATTTTCCTTTTGAATCCCGTTTCCATCTCCGCTCCAGCTTTGGCTGCATTAGTCACCAACTCATCCAATCTTTGGTTGGATGCAGCAAGTTGGGCATTCAAAGCCTTGAAAGCAGCAGGAGACTGCGTGCCATCCATGCTCATTAACTCCTGCTTTAATTTTGCAATTTCATTACGAAGTCTTACAACTTCTTCCCAGTCACTACCTATCTTAAAATATAATTTTGACATATCTATTTCTTTTTCCTACGATTAGCCAATTCCTTACCACTGATTCTATTCACCTTCTGACCACCATATACTGCGCGTAATTTATCCCGTTGCATCATCAGCAGATTCCGATAAGGGATAATCTCAAACACTTCTGTATAACTCAGATGCAGCGTGTCAATCAAATGGGCTATCTGCCCGAAGAACGTTGTGTTTCCTACTGTTTCGGTCTTGCTGCCAGCATCGACACGTTCCTCATCGAGCTGACACACTGAAAAGCCGAAATATCCATCATAGAGAAACAGACTTCCAAGGCATCTTTGACTTCTTCAAAAGTGCCGTTCTCCAATTCTTTGACCAAACTATCATTCCCGCAGATAAAGCATGAAATACCTTTCAGCATATCTTCAGTAGCTTCAGGAAGCTCTTTAATAGCTTCCATGACATTATCTCCAGTCATGCCGATATTGGAAAAATGATGAATGGCACGACAGATAATTTTAATTGTAGGAGGTTTAATGGTATAAACCATCCCTCCTATCTCCACATTCATGAAATCCAGCCCTAACAAAGCATCAGAAACCGTTTTTGCTGCTTGATTCATATTCTTAAACTAAAAGGGGGAATGGTATATATCCATCCCCCGGTTATCACTCTTGTGCTTTTACCAATGTTATCTCTTTTTTAAGAGTGGTATCAACTTCAGAAGGAGTGGTTTTAATATCTCCTGACTGAGTGACGTACCCCACTTTCGACACTTCATAGTGAACGGTAGCCCCAGCATTCACCTGCTTTGACTTGACCGTTGCACCGTCCAGCTTTACGGTCGCATCGGAAGGAGTAGGTACAATGGTTACTGTAGTTCATGCCTGCAAAGCTTTAATCTGCCCTTCTTCATAGTTATACTCAGAAGAAACACCTTCGATTCCCGGTTCCTGCACCAAGCCTTTTACAGCGATTGCAATTGCCTTATCCGTATTGGCTTCACGGGAAACAATACGGCATTTTGGGAAGATGAACCAGACATCATCATCGGTCAGACAGAACAATGCTTTGTTGATAATAACTTTATCCAAAGCACGCTTCCAACCTACATCTTTAGATGTTGCCTGAATAACATCGCCACCCATGAACGCTTTCTTGGTCTTCCAGTCATATTGTCCGATAGAGAAAGCGGGCGATACTTCTCCCGGCACATCATCGTAACGGTAATTCTTTCCCGTTAATTGGTTCTTGTACCCGGTGACAGAGGCTTCCGTTTCCTCAATCTGCCACGTTTCCCCGTGTACATTCAAAACCTCATCTTTCGCTTTGATAGCGGCTTGAATCAAAGTCTTTGCGATTTCGGGGGTAATGTCTGCCGTTACCTTATCAATGTCGGCAAACAAGATTCTTTTTATTCCTACTGCTGAAATCATAATCTTATAGTTTTACATTTATTACTTCAAATAAAATTCTCACATTCACGTAATGGCATTTCAAAGCTGTATCCGCTTCCGTGCCAATTGATTCGATAGAATAACGATAGGTTGTACCGTCATAGGTGCTTACTACATCATCAAGCAGCTTGCCAGCCTTTCTTTCGAGTTCGTTAAGCCGGATTGTGTTCGCTTCATTCTCCCTTGAATTTGGTACACTTATATTCACTTCTGCGAAAGATTTCTTCCAATACTTTCCCGGCTGTTGTTTCTTCGTGTGGATGACAATCCTTTCGGACTTCAATTCACCCGTCAGCGTTTCACCATCAGGCACTAGATCTATTCCGAAAGCCTTGCAGTCCCGGTAGAGGATGTTTCCTATGTCGGTAGTTACTATCATTCCACAATCTCCCAATCTTCTGCAAATACATCACTGATAGACGGAACCCATGAATCAGCGCGTCCAGTATTCTCATTGTAAATAAGACACTGGCTTGTGTAGTCAATAAAGCCCTTGCCTTTCAGAATAAGGTCTTTTGCTGATTGCGGAATAGATTGCATCTTGGGGATGATGTCGCTTTCGATATGAGCTGGCACTTGTTTGAATACCATCAAACCTTTACCGTTCCAACCACTTCTACGAACAGCCCCACCTTGTTTTAACACTTCGATTGCATCACCGAAGCCCATTACGGATGAATCATCGGCTTTATCGTATGTTTTCTCAAAAATGTCCGGCTTGCAAGGATAAAAATCCCCGTTTACTCCTTTGATGATATAATCTCCATAGTTTGCAAGCATTTTGCCTTCAAGCGTTTCGATGTACACACCAAGATAAGGCTCATTGGTGTTGCCATTCTCGTCTATACCGAAATCGGGATTGTGTTTCGGTACGGGAGTTCCGCCCATAAAATCACATACAACATCGAAGTTGTCTGTTGTCAACCGAATGGCTTCAATTACTACTGGTTTCTTTCTGTATTTCATTTTTCAAATTCTTCTTTTAATCGTTTCTCCGCATATAAAGCGGCACTACTTAAAACATCAAATCCCTTAGATTCTACGAATGATGCGTATTCCGCTTCGTTTTTCAGTGTCAAACCATCTTTATCGACATCGTAATCATTGGACG